AAACAAGAAAAAAATGACTAAAGACGAATTAAAAGAAATGGTTCGTCAAGAATTACAAGCTGTATTAGCTGAAAAGAAAAAAGTTAAAGACGAAGAAAAGAAAGAAAAATTAGATGAAAGTGAAGAATTAGATGAAAGTTTATTTATGGATGCTCTTCCAATTTTAGCTACAATACTTGGTGTTGGTGGATCAATTGGTATTGCTCTTGTAAAAGACTTAAAGAATGCTAAAACTCCAGAAGAAAAGAAGCAAATATTACAAAGCATTGCTAGTCAAATTAGTAAATCTAAAGGTTTATAATAATTTACAAATAATATAAGAAGTAGGGTGTCTTGAAAAAGACGCCCTTTTTCTTTGGAGATATAAAATCCCCTTCGTAACTTCCACCTACGCGGGTTGGGAAAAAGGGAATGGGGGAAACGGGAAAAACGGCGAGGGGTTGGGGAACGGAAAGAATCATATATTTATATATAAACATATATTATGAAATTTAAAGACAACGTATTAGATAAATTAGTACAACTAGAAGCTAGTGTAAATAAAGTACAGTTTCAAGTAAATAGAGGAATGGGTCAAGACCAAACATTGGAATCTATTGATCAAGTAAAAGAACAAATTGAAAAAATTCGTGAAATTGTATCTTTAGAACAAGATGATTTTGCACAACAATTCGCTAGATAATGTGGTTAACAATATTAATTATACATGTTGTTGAATTAGCTGTTATTGGTGGTATTTTACTTGTTAGACGTAATAATGCACTTGAAAAGGCTATTGTTGAACAACGTCAATATATTGATGCTATTAGTATTATAGTTGCTAATTCTGATGCTAAATTAAGAGAATTAGATATTCAAGGTGCATTTGAAGCCGATGATGAGGTTGGTACTTTCTTTACTAATTTGAGAGAAATCCAAAATATCATAAGCGAATTTAACGCTTCTCAAAAGTAGATTTGGTTACGTTATTTTCCTTCCATATATTGGGAGTAAAACTAGGAAACCACTATGTCTTATTACGATAATTATGATATATTTGCTGACGACGATAAGTTAGCATTAACTAAACGAGGTAAACCGCGTAAGCGTAAACCTAAAGAACCTCGTATCTATTTTACTCAAGATACTGAAGATGCTATTGTAGAATATCTTATTACAACAGATACAACTGAACGTAATCGCATCTATAATGAGCGTATTGAATATGGCTTTTATAAATTAGCAGAAAATATTATTCATACGTTTAAATTCTACTATACTGATACTGATACGATTGAGGAACTTAAACATGAGGTAATTACATTCTTATTAGAAAAACTCCACTTATACAAACCTGAGAAGGGTAAAGCATTTAGCTATTTTGGTACTATTGCCAAACGTTACCTTATCGTATATAATGAAAACAACTATAAGAAACTTCAAGAAAAAGTTGATGTAGATGAATCTGATGAAGAACAAATGTCATTATATGAAAACGATAAGAACATTGAGAGTATGCTGGATGGTAATGGATTTATGGATCAATATATTAGGTATATAGATACCCATTTGTTTAAGTTATTTCCTAAAAAGCAAGATGCTCAAACAGCAGATGCTATTGTTGAATTATTTCGCAAACGCGAAACATTAGAAATATTCAATAAAAAAGCACTATACATCTATATACGCGAAATCACCGACGTATCTACTCCTCAGATTACTAAGATTATTAAAAAGCTCAAATTAATATACGTTCAGCTGTATAATGAATACTACGAGCACGGACATATAAAGATTTAGTTATTTATATTTATTGATAAACGCATTTATGGCTAATTTCGACGATGTACAGGTGTTTGATGGTATGTCCTTATCAGACCTGTTCAAAAAAATACATAAAAATAATAAAGATATTGATAAACAGATTGGTGATTTCATTGATACTATGAAACCAATGGCAACAGCTAATGCAGGTTCTGCAACAATGTTAATGCCTACTGTTAAAGATTTAATTGATGTTAATGTAAAAAACAACGAACAGCTAATTAAAATGGCAGCTATTGCACAACGTGCATCAACTGTTAATGCTAATCAGGGAGTTGATTTAATTAATATGGATGAAATTAACGCTTTATTAGAAGAACAAAAAGCAGTACAAGAACAAGGACAAAAATTATTAGAACAGGCTCCTATAGTACAATTAGAACAAGTAAAATGAAAGTAAGAGAAAATCTATCATCTGTTGTATCGTCAATAGGTAAAAATAACTTTGCTCCTACTAAAAAAGCTCAAGTTGGTAGGGTGTACGGTGTTGTAACTGTTGAAAATACCCCTACACCTGCTATGTTTGAAAAAGCTGGTGGATTTAATGGTATTGGAACTATATTTTACCTTGATTATGATCAAGCTAAAAATATTAATGGAGCTAACAACGATGCTTTTTTTAATACATGCAAAACAGCAAAATCACTATACCCCCAATTCCAGTATTACCCAGTATTAGGTGAATTAGTATTTCTAGAAGAATTACCTTCAGCTGCTTCTCAAGTATCGTCTACTGCAACACAGAAATATTACATTAGTACAATTAATATATGGGGTAATAATCAACAAAACTCCCAACCAGCATCTTCTAAAGCTAATTTAGGAATTACCTTTGTTGAAAATCCAAATATCAGACCTTTATTGTCTTTTGAAGGTGATCATATTATTCAAGGTAGACAAGGTGCTGCTTTAAGATTTGGTTCAACAACTAAATTATATAGTAATTTAAATGAATGGAGTTCTACAGGTAATGAAGATAGTCCTATTACTATCCTATCCAATGGTTTCAGTTATGATTCTAATGAAAATTTTCATGTTGAAAAAATAAATGCAGATGATTCTTCACTTTATTTAACTTCAACTCAACAAATACCTTTACAAACAGATAAAACAGGTACTTTAAATCCTCTTACTAAACCTATAGACGTATCAACATATTTTAATGCTCAGGTTATCATTAATAGTGATAGAGTAGTATTAAATAGTAAAAAAGATGAAATAATGCTTTTTGCTAAAACTAATATTGAGTTAAATACTAATAATATTATTAACTTAAATGCTAATGAACGAGTTCATCTTAATAGTAATGCGGTTTTTTTAGGTACTGTAAATAATAGTTTACCAACTGAACCTTTAGTATTAGGCGATAAATTAAATACTGTGTTAGAAAATTTATTAGATAGTTTATATAGTTTTGGCGCTTCACTTTCAACGGTAGTTGGTAGTCCCGAAGGAGCTCCTGCTATGGATATTAATTCTGCAGCAGAAAGTTTATTAAATGATATAGATAGAATTAATGATAATTTAGAAGGAATTTTATCACAGAAAAACTTTACAGCTTAATGGCAAATAATTTAAACATAGGATCTGTAGTTTCACCTAATGTTCTTAAAACAATTTCATCATCTACTGCTATTAAAACATTTGGTGATCAACTAGTTAATAAAGCAAAACAAAAAGTTATTTCTGCTGCATTAGGTAAAGTACAAACTTTAAAGGACCAAATACAAGAAATAGTAACATTAAAGATCAAAGTATGGTCTGATCATGGTACTGAAATGAAGCGTTTAGAGATTCTATTAAAAGAAAAACAAATCACTCAGGAACAATATGATAAAGCTGTTGCAAAAGAGGATGAAGCTTATACAAATAAATTAAAAGATTTAGAAAAATTAGACTTAAAACTTAAAGAAGATTTAGCTAAAATACTTGCTGATCCCTTAGCTAAAATAAAAGCTGCTAATAATAGAAGAAAAGCTAGAAGAGCAAGAAGAAAAGCTAGAAATAAAGCAGAACGAGCTAAAGCAAGAAGAGCATTACTTAAAAAATTAGCTATAAATGCTGCTAAAACGTTAGCACCTATTCTTGCATTACAATTAGCTAATAAATTTGCTGCTGTTTTATCTCAAAGAGCACAATTAGAAAAATTAGTAGATCAAGTAAATGCTTATATAGAACAAGCTAATACACCTGAAACAATCGTTATTGCTACTAATTTAAGAAATAATGCTGTTGCTTTAATAAATAATAGTATTAATAAGTTAACTAATTTACAAAAAACCATATCACAAATTAGTTTATATATTACTATTTTTAATGCTATAGTTGCAATATTATCTGCTATTCCTATTCCAACAGCTGTTCCTCCAGGTATTGGTATACCTGTTAATTTAATTACTAGGATTGTTAAAGCATTAGAAAGAGCAAACAAACTAGTTTCAGCGTTAAATATAGTTTTAGCAATATCAACAGTAATATTAGAAAATGAAATTTCTAAACTAAATGATTTAATTGAAAGATTAAAAGCTGTTAATGGGTTATTAGACGATAAAACAGTATTAAATTTAAATGAACAACAATTTAATGATTTATCATCTGCTGTGTATAATAATGTTGATGACTTTCCTGAATATAAAGGATTTAAATTTAAAATTAAAGAAGAACAAAACAAATCATTTGAAGTTAAAGGAAATAAACGTCGTTACGCTGTTGCGATTGACCGTGATGGAGTTGAAGTATTAAAAAGCGATTTTTCATTTACCTTAGATCCACAAGATTTAGTAGACCAATTAAAACTAGTTATCGATCAACGAAATTTACAAGGATAAAATATTTATAATTATGAACACAAAAGCATTTAAAAGACTAATTAAAGAAGCCGTAATCGATGCTATTCATGAAGAGTTACCATACATTCTTGAAGAGCACATGGCTAAACAAGAAAAAAAGGCACTGCGTGAAGGTAAAGCAGTAGGTTTTACTAGCGCCGATGTAATGACTGGAGCTGGTAATCCTGATGTTAGAGCATCATTACGTAGTAAAATGGGTGAAGCTTTTGGTTTCCAACAACCACAACCATCATTAAAAGTAATTGACGCTGTTGATGAATCTACTGGTGAGAGAGTAAACCCCTTTATGGCTTTTATCGAAGATGCGGCTAATAATATGACTGCTCAAGATTTATCAGGATTAAGAAATTTAGGATAATATGCCAATACCTCAAACAATACGTGTAAATCCGTTAGATTTACAAAAGAATATTGCTATTGGGGTATCACTACCTTTTAATGGTTCTGGTGTATTTAACAGTACATATACAACTAAAGATCAAATTAAATCTAATTTAGTTAATTTATTGTTAACTGATGTAGGTGAGAGAGTAATGAATCCTAATTTTGGTTGTAATTTAAAAAGATTTTTATTTGAAGGAATTACAGATAATAATCTTGAGTTATTAGTTAACAGTTTAGGAAATAGCATATCTATATTTGTTCCTGAAATAACTGTAACTAATATATCAGTAGTTCCAACCCCTGATAGTAACTTAATAGATTTAACTATTAACTACTATCTAAATATTTCAGAAACACCAGACGAAGTAACAGTACAATTTAACTAATAATGGCTAACGAAGATAAAAACATATCGTATTTAAATAAAGATTTTGGGGATTTTAAAACATCATTACAGGAATATGCTAAGACATATTTCCCCACAACCTATAACGATTTTTCAGAAGCCACACCAGGTAACATGTTTATTGAAATGGCATCTTATGTTGGTGATGTAATGTCATTTTATTTAGATACTCAAGTACAAGAAAACTTTTTATTATACGCTAAGGAAAAAGAAAATCTATATGCACAAGCATACGTAATGGGTTATCGCCCTAAAGCATCTTATGCATCAAATACTATTGTTGATGTATATCAACTAGTTCCTTCCATTACAGTAGGAGCTACTACATTTCCTGATTCAAGCACATATGGTTTAATAATACCAGCAAATACAACAATAACATCAGCTACTACAGGCACTAAATTTATTACAACACAAACAATAGATTTTACTAATACTGGAAGTACTGAAATTACATTTGTAAATACAGATTATTATTTATTTAAAAAATCCGTACCTGCTATATCAGCAGAAATAAAAACAACTACAATTAATGTAGGTGTAAATAATAAATTTGCAACATCAAATATTACTGATACTAATATATTACAAGTATTAAATGTTACCTCTAGTGATGGTAATTTTTGGTATGAAGTACCTTATTTAGCTCAATCTTCTATTTTCCAAAAAGGAAATAATCCTACTTCTGGAAGCGATGGTGTACCTTATTTATTACAATTGCAAAGAGCTCCTAGACGTTATGTCTCTAGAATTTTATCTGATAATACATTACAACTAGAATTTGGGGCTGGAGTAAGGCCTGAGGATAAAAAAGATAGTGAAATTATACCAACAGCAGAAAATATTAAAGCAGGAGCCGTACCTGGTATTTCATTAATAACAAATAACTACAATGAAGCTGGTACTTTCTTTACCCAAGAATATGGCCTAGTTCCTTCCGGCTCATTAACAGTAAAGTATTTAGTAGGTGGTGGAATTACATCAAACGTACCTGCTAATGATTTAACTAATATAGATACAACAGGAATATATTTTAAAAATACTCCTGGTGCTTTATCTGCTTCTGTTTTATCAAGTATAGTTTCTTCAAACCCAATACCATCTTCAGGGGGTAGAAATGGAGATACAACTGATGAAATTAGACAAAACGCATTATACGCTTATTCAACTCAATTAAGAGCTGTAACTAAAGATGACTACATAGTAAGAGCATTATCAATGCCTGCTGATTATGGTACTGTAGCTAAAGCATATATATCTCAAGATTTATATCAAAACCCACAACAAACAGTAGCTACATTTCCTACTAATAATCCTTTATCTTTAGATTTATATATTTTATCTTATAATAGTAATAAACAATTAACACAAGCTTCTAACACATTAAAAAGTAATTTAGTAACTTATATAGACCAATATAGAATGGTTACTGATGCTATTAATATTAAGGATGCTTTTTATATTAATATTGGAGTTAATTTTGATATAACTGTATTAAGTGGATATTCTAACAAAGATGTCTTAACAAACTGTATATCAGTCTTACAAAGTCATTTTAATATAGATAATTGGCAAATTAATCAACCAATTATCTTATCAGATATACAATCTAAATTATTACAAGTAAAAGGTGTTCAATCTGTAGTCAAATTAGAAGTAATAAATAAACAAGGGGGTAATTATTCTCAATATGGATATGATATTGCTGGTGCAACTAAAAACGGTAATGTTTACCCTTCATTAGATCCTGCTATATTTGAAGTTAGATTCCCTAACACAGATATACAAGGTAGAGTAGTAGTAAGTTAAAAATTAAAAATATGAATTTAGAAAAACTAAAAGGACACATTCCTGATGCTGTTATAGCTCAAATTCCAGGGGTTATGGAAAAATTTCAGATCAATACCCCATTACGTTTAGCTCATTTCTTAGCTCAATGTGGTCACGAATCTGGTGGATTTCGTTTAACAAAAGAAAACTTAAATTATAGTGCTAAAGGTTTAATGGGTATATTTAAAAAATATTTCCCAACAGAAGTATTAGCTAAACAATACGAGCGCAAACCAGAAAAAATCGCTAATAAAGTGTATGGTGGTAGAATGGGTAACGGTCCTGAAGCATCGGGTGATGGTGCTAAGTATTGTGGACGTGGCTATATTCAATTAACTGGTAAAGATAATTATGTTGCCTTTGGTAAATCAATTAATGAAGATTTAACAGTAGATCCAACAGTAGTAGCAAGCAAATATGCTTTATTATCAGCTGCCTGGTTCTTTAGTAAAAACGGTTTACATAAATTAGCAGATGGTGGTGCAACTGACGCAGTTGTTACACAAATTACTAAACGTGTTAATGGTGGTACAATTGGTTTAGCTGATCGTATTAAGCACTTTAAAGAATATCACGCGTTACTTGCGTAAAATAGTTTGGTAGTTGTTATATTTATATGTAGTAATTACTAATTATGGCCGTTTATAAAATATTCCCTGAAAAGAGTTCTACTCTGTATTCATTTTATCCTGCTTTAAATACAGGATTAGATGAAATTATGGAGATTAGTACTTTTGAATCTATCGATGGTACCAGTGAGGTATCACGTCCCGTAATCAAATTTCCTTCTAGTGAAATAACAGATATTATTGCTAATAAAGTAGCAGGAAGAACATTTGATGTTTATTTAAAAGCGTATTTAGCAAACGCTTCCGAAATTCCATTATCATATGATGTTTTTTGTCATCCATTAGCAGCTAACTGGAACCAAGGTACAGGTAGATTAGGTAATTCACCTGCTACAACAGATGGAGTTAGTTGGGAATATACAAATGAATCTGGTAGTAATGTATGGACTGCAGGTAGTTTTCCTCTAGGTATTACTGGTTCTTATACTTCAAATGTAGGTGGTGGTATATGGTGGACAAGTTCACTATGGCAAGCAACTCAATCTTTTGATTTTATATCTACTAAAGATATAGAAATAAAAGTAACAAATACTGTAACAGCATGGTATAGCAGTTCTATACCTAATTATGGTTTTATTTTAAAACACTCAGCATCTGTAGAATTTTCTACTGACTCTAAATTTGAAACAAAATATTTTACTGCTAATACACATACCATTTACCCTCCAGCTCTTGAAATTAGATGGAATGATAGTGTATATTCAACAGGCTCTTTAAGTGTAGTTACATCTAGTTATTGTGTACCTACTTTAAATAATAATAAAGCAAAATATCAACAAGATTCAATTCAACGTTTTAGAATTGCTGTTAGAGATTTATATCCACCAACAACATTTAGAACTACGTTGAGTTTCGCTAATCAAAAAGCATTACCTTCTTCTTCATACTGGGCAATAAAAGATTTGGATACTGAAGAAATTGTCGTAGATTATGATACATCATATACTAGAATTAGCTGTGATAGTACTAGTAATTATTTTGATATGTACATGAATGGATTAGAACCAGAACGTTATTACAAAATACTAATTAAATCAGTAATGAGTAACGGTGAAACAGTAGTGTTTGATAAAGATTATATTTTTAAAGTTGTAAGATAATGTCTCAAATTCCAATACAGAAAACTGTATTTAATAAAGATACTTATAGTAGAGTGGTAGACACTCAATTCAGTCAACTGATAAATCAGGGGGCTGAAGAGGAAACTTTATCTTTTACTGTAGACGATTTTTTTCAACTATATGATGAAGTATTTTATCAAATTCCAAAAGAAGGGGATACTAATTCACATCAATATATTTTACAACGTGAAGCTGATTATTTAGGTATTAGTATTAGTCAAGATGATGTTCAAGCGTTATTAAACGAAATTACATCTTTAAGACAACAAGTACTTGAAGCACAAGCAACAATAAACGACTTGACTAAGAGATAATGGCAGATAATATTAAAATAGTAGGCTCAATTTTAAACACAGAACAAGTCCCTCGTTATAATGAGGAAGATGTTGTATTATTATCTTCCCAATTAATACAAGAAAGTTTTGGGCAACAGAATGATTATATAGAGTATTTTATATATGATGCTGGGGGGAATTTACTAAATGTAAATTATGCATATAAAAGTTTTAAATTACCACCAAACCAAGGACTAAACCCAGCTCAATATGATGATGTTTCTGTAGGGGTTATTTCTAATTATACTACATCTGTTTCTACCTTACCTATAATTGAAATTGATCCTATCAAGGATTTACAAAATTTAGGTTATTCATCTGGTGAATTTAAAGTTCAATATAACTTTTTTAACAATAGAATCTCAGACCCAAGTGCTGGTTTATTCTTAAAAGAAATATCAGCAGATAGAACTGAATTGAGAATAGGATCTACTGTTTTAACAAACGAACAAATTGAAAGTGGTTCATTAGCACTTATTAATGAATATACAGGATCTGCTTATTTTGTTGACTACCTAGCTAACTTTGGTGATAATAATCAAGCGGTAGCTGTTAATGTTGCTTTAAATAAAGTTGAATCGGGGTATGAAATATTACTCAAATTATATCAACCACTTCCAGATAATATTCAAGAAAAAACTAGTTTATGGATTGTTAGAGAAAAGGTTAATCCTTATTCTTTTGATATTAATTTAGACAAACTAATATCTCCCCCACCAGCTCCACAACTAAGAGGTCCTAATTTCGCTATAGATATACCTAACCAAAATAATATATCTACTCCATACCAAACATACAATGGTTTACTAAACAGTATTCAAAATGTATCAACAGCATCATATCACCAACTTTTAAGTTTAATTACTTCACAAAGTATTGATATAAATATTGATTATACTGACTATAATAATTTTGTATTCTTCAGTTCGGCAGAACAAAGACTAAAAAACTTTTATCAAAAAGCTAAGGATATTGAAACCTATAATAGTAATATTGACATTTTAACTCCATTAACAGCTAGTCGTCCTAATTTAATTAACGACTATAATGTAGCTACTTCTAGTATCAATAATATTATAGCTAATTTTGATGGATATGAGTATTATTTATATTTTGAATCAAGTTCATATACTTGGCCTAAAATAAATTCAACTTTACCTTATACATTAGTTAGCACAGCATCTGTTACTACATGGTATAATGCTGCTACATCAAGTGCTGCTACATATGATGGTAATAATCAAAATAATTTAATTTATACGTTACCTGCATTTATTAAAGATGATGAAAATAATGCTCAATATATCACCTTCCTTAATATGGTTGGTCATTATTTTGATAACATTTGGATATTTTTACAAGCAGTAACCGATATTAATCTAGCAAATAACAACCTAGAAAAAGGCGTTTCTAAAGATTTAGTATATTATGTATTAGAATCACTAGGAACTAAATTATATAACCAATACGGCGATTCAGATAATGTTAGTTTTTTAATTGGTAATAGTGGTAGTGCTACTTTTGATAATAACTTTACAATTACTGGTTCTTACTTAAACGCAATCCCTCGCAAAAATTTATTAGCTGAATCATATAAAAGAATTTACCATAACTTACCTTTACTACTAAAAACAAAAGGTACAACTTATGGTTTACAAACATTAATTTCTACTTTTGGTATTACTGGTAGTATTTTAGAGGTTAAAGAATATGGTGGTAATGTAAAATCAAGCTCATTAGATGAATACAATAATGAAAAAGTTAGAATAACACCTAACATTATTGAAACAAGAATAATATCACAATCTATATCGGCTAGTGTATTATCTCCACATATTCGTTTACAATCACCTTCAGTTACAGCTTCTCAATTTAGAACAAATGATCTAAACTATGTAGATATTTCATTTTCACCCCAAGATAAAATTGACAAATTTGCTTCTGCTTCTATAGTAGCGGCAGACCCAACTTGGAATTTAGATAATTTTATTGGTGATCCTAGATATCAATATAGTGGATCTTATCCTACATTAGAAATTGATCGTCAAAAATATTTATCTCCTTTAACTGCATCTATAGTTCCTTTTACAGGATCAGCAGGTAGTGGTTCAATTGGAGCAACTGATTATAGCAGTTTTATCCGCTTAATTCAGTTTTTTGATAATTCATTATTTAAAATGTTGAAAGATTATGTTCCTGCAAGAACAAGCTTATCAACAGGTATTACTATTAGCTCTCCTGTTTTAGAGAGGAATAAATGGGTTTTTGCAAATCCATCTTCTACCTCTAAAACTGAGGTAGAGGATGGTACTATTGAAGCACTAACTATTGGAACTGAATATACTGATATTTACACTGGTTTAACAGGTAGTAGAGTTGCATATTATGATGGTGTCTTTACAGGTAGTGTATTAAATACCTATCAATATTTTGTTAGTGGTAATTTTAATCCATACTTACAACCTACAGCTAGTTTAACATTGGGTGATATATATAGATTTGATCATACTGAATTTAATGTTACTTTAAATAATGTGTCTCAAAGTTTAGCATCTCGTAATAGACAAGATTTAGAATATATTTTTGGAACACCTTCATTTATTACTTCATCTGCAGAATTGCAAGATTCATACAATACCCTAAAAACACATCAATTATCACGTTATGAAGGTGTTAAACTATCTAGCTTAAAATATAACACATATAGTAGTGCTTCTGCTACTTATGAAGGAGATATTTCGTTTGGTAAAACAGCAACTGTAGATAAAAATACAGTTAAATTAGGTTTATTTTCTGAAATTGCAAGCAATAGATTTTTACCTAAAAGAAATAACGCTATATTAAAATATTTAGTTGATATAAATGGTGACTTAACTGAATTAAATCTTCGTAATACTCATTGGGAAGAAATACAGAATACCTTTGTAGCAGGATATACATCAAGTATTTCACAGTTTAATAATCAACTATACAGTAATCAAAAACCCACTGATGGTGAAAAAATAATATTTGATAGTGGATACAATTATACCCCAATCTTATATTTTGCAGGATGTGCAGATAGTTTAGGTTTATCTTTTCAAAACCAAAGCAATCCATCCGCTTATTTAGCAACAGCACAAAATTTAAGTTCATCTTATTTTATTAGTGGTAGTTCTACTTTAGAATACCCTTTACAAGGAGGATATGTATTAAATCTATTCAACTCTCCAATTGAAACTTCTGCCACATATTGGACTAATGCAACAATATCTTCCCCTGCAACGTACTCAGTACAAGAAACAGGACAATATAGAGTATATGCTAATGTACAGATAACAACAGAAATGCTTGCTAATAACAGTGCTACTTGGAGTTTAGAAATGTACAATGGTGCTACTAAAATTCAAGAAGTAAGTCAATCACTATTTTTTGGTGATATAACAGAAGATTGTAGAGAATACACTATAGAAAATCTAGATACAAGAATGGATGGTGAAACAGTAATTGTTGAGTACATTCAGTGTGACGGAGATTTTAGAACAGCATATATAAGCCCAGGACAAAGTAGAGCATTATGTGCTAGATATTATGACGTAATAGCAGGAAACAATTACGATGTAGATATAACTAATCCAAATTGTGGAAGTTATATAGTTCCTGGTGGATCAACAGTAAATACTACTACTTTAACTATTAATAGAGGTCATTCAGGTAACAGTAACTATAGTAACTTTACTGTTAATGATAAGATTTCATTTAGACTAAGATTAGTAAGTTCTACTAGTTCTAATATTACAGCTTCTTTAGCAACAGGTGATAATGGACTTGTTTCTATAGGATCTTTAGCTCTTAGTACAGGATATTCAGTAGTAAACACTTGTCCTTATGTAGCAAGCACTGGTTCTGATTCATTTACTTTCACTAATCAGCTATCTAGTTTTTATGGAAGTAATTACTTCTTTTCACCAAACCCAACTACAGGATCTGTAAGTACATTGTATGATGAATATGGTGATGTAGATTATGCTTTTGAACCAAAACCATATGATATATTAGTATTATATCTTTCTGATGGAACTATTCTAGAATACACAGTATTGGGCGTTAACTCAACAGGAGGACAATTATCTTTAACTCTTAATGCTCCACTATCAAATTTAGCTAAAAGCAATTTAATAGCTGGGACTTATACAAGATTTTTATTGCTATCAAGAATTAAAGATGAAACAAATGTAATATTAAATTTTATAAGAAGAGACGGCAAAACATCATATGGTTTTTTAATACCTGAAGACATAAGCCAAACAGTATTAAATAACATAGGTAATATTACTCGTGAAGTAAAACAAAAATTAATTAACGAACAATCAGTTATTAGTGAGGTTAATGGTGGAACTTTTGGTCCTTAATAATGAAATTTTAATTTAACATATTTATTAGTATATACAACATAAAGAATTATGGCAATTTTAAATCCTACAACAATAACTGTAGATGCAATATTAACCACGAAGGGCCGCGAATTGTTGGCTCGTAATGATGGTTCATTTCAAATTACTCAATTCGCATTAGCTGATGACGAGATCGATTATACCTTGTATAATCCAAACCACCCATCAGGATCTGCGTTCTATGGTGAAGCAATTGAAAACACTCCTGTGTTAGAAGCTTTCCCTAACGAATCACAAATTATGCGTTACAAATTAGTAACTTTACCTCGTGGTACTTCTAAACTACCAGTTATTAACTTAGGCTATAACAGTATTACTTTACGCCAAGGTGCTTCATTAACAATTACCCCACAGACCCTAAATTACTTAGGTTCTACAAGTACATTTGAAGCTAATGGATACACAGCAACAATCGCTGATTCTCGTTTAGTATCTACATTCACAGGTACAGGTATTACAACAACAACTGCTCCTGCTGGATTAAACACAACTACAGGAACTGTATTATCAGTAACTCAAGTTGGTACTTCATTCACATTAACAGGTACAACAATTAATACACTATTTGGTTCTACATTATCTACTTTAACAACTACAATCACTGTGATTGGTAGAGACAGTGGTGCTAGAGTTACTATTCCTTTGAATATTCAAAAAGTATCAACTATATAATTTAACATATGTCATTCGTAAGATATAACACCGAAGATTCAGTAATCAGTTCAGAAACCGTAGTTCGTGGTTTTTGGAGTGGTGATCTTAATTCTAATTCAACTAACTTTGTTAGCCAAAGTACAACATCAGAATATTATCTAGATGTATACAACGGAGCACCAGCTGCTTCTAGTTCAGTTGTTCAATTTAGTATTCAATTTGGAAACTTATTTGGATCTGGATCAGCACTAATCAATAATAATGTTGTTACTGGTGGTTATACTCCATCTCGTGTTGTTTATGGTGAATATAGAAATTTAGTTTATGGAACTGAAACAGTAAATTTCAGTTTTGATAATAGTGCTACTACAGCTAGTCAAATATTTGTTTTAAACTTTGCTCGTAATCGCTACAAAGAATCTTTACAACCAGGTTCTTTCAATTTAGCTTTAAAATCAGGAAGTGCAAATAATCCTATTTATTTAACTGATGATAGCAATACTACAAGCCTAACTCGTTTTATTGGTGAAAACAGAGTTTATTATATTATTAGTGGTAGTAATGGTAATGGTTATATACCTGCAGCATCTGCTTCTTATTATGGTATGATGTTCCCTGATCTTAACCTTGTTATATTAAATGGAACCTCAGGTTCATCTACATCTATCTTACCTTATATTACTGGTTCTACTGCTAACATGAATCAATCTACAGCTTCAGCAACTTATAACTTTACAAAATTATATGATGCTATTGTAAGTGGTTCTACAACAAGTAGCTTTACATTACAATCTTCTGAAACAGTATCTTCAAGATATTTCTTCACAAGAGTAAAAAATAGTGATTTTAACTATACTACTAACCCATCTATTATAGATGCAAACGGTAATTTATTATATACTACTTTAATTAATAACCCACAAACATACGTTACAACAGTAGGTATGTATAATGATAATAATGAGCTATTAGCGGTTGCTAAATTAAGTAGACCTTTAACAAAAGATTTTACAAAAGAAGCTTTAATTAGAATCAAATTAGACTATTAATGCATGTCTTCATTCAAAAAGTTAAGCAA